GACTTCCTGCACTCGATGCGGTTCCACGTGACGACGTCCGGTGAACTTCCGGACACGCTGCGTCCCGATGTCTTCCCGACAGGCGTTCCTGCAGGCTTCATGAGCTGCACGACGCCTGAGGCGACAACGGAGGCGGTGGAGTACCGGGAAGGACACTTCAACTACCCCCAGAAGTATCCGGGTAATACGACTGTCAGCGACGTCACCTTGCAGAAGGGTGTCGCTCAGTCGAACTCGAATTTCTGGAACTGGCTCCGCGTGGTCGTCGAAGGCTCTGGTGAGTACCGCACGACGGTCATCATCAAGCACTTCAACCGATCGGTGCTGACCCGTCCGGTTCCCATCACCAGCGCGAGCACAGGGCCCGGCATGCCCTACTCGGCGGCGACGGGTGCTGACGCTCAGGCGTCACGGACGTACAACCTGTACGAGGCGTTCCCGATCCGCGCGAAGGTCGCTGGTGACCTCGACGCATCGTCAAGCGACATCTCGGTGATGGAGCTGGACATCTCCTTCGAATACTTCGACGTGCAGGACACGCCAATCGCCGTCCCAAAGCTCTGAGTCGGGACGACAACCAGAACGCCGGAGTTTGAGGTAGCCTCGACTCCGGCGTTTTTCTTTGAAGGTGACTGATGGCGCGCTCCAACCTGCTTGACCCACTGCGCGACAACAACTTCTGGCTCTACGACGTCGCCCCCATCGACTTCGCGCCTGCGCTGCCATTGTTCACCCCGCTCTCGGGGTTCTCTGCGGTGTCTTCCCCGGAGATCACTGTCGAGACTCAGCAGATCAACGAAGGAAACTGGCCCTTCACGAAGACCGTGGTGAAGGGTGCGAGCGTCGGGTCAATCACGCTGTCTCGGGGCGTGACATGGTTCAACTCGGACTTTTGGAAGTGGACGATGGCCGCGCTTGCGGGAACAACCGGGCTGACTGGTCTTCAGATCGGTGGCATCACCTACCGCCGAACCCTGCTTCTGGTTCACTTCTTCCGAAACACCCCAGCTCAGAACACCGCTCAACAGGTAGCGATGGCTGCAGGTCTCACAACTGGCCTGTCGACCGTGACCGGGTTCTCCGTGGGAGCGGGTGCAGGCTTGGGCACCGGAGTGGGAGCGGCGACCACGTCCGCAGCTCAACTCGGGTCTCTGGGTGCGGCAACCCTCGCGGCCAACTTCGCTCCCAACGCGCCTACTTCGCAGGCAACCAGCATCAAAATCCCCGCACGCGCCTTCCTCCTCAAGAACTGCATCCCCTTGAGGTACAAGACCGGCTCAGACTTCGATGCGACCTCTGGGCAGGTCTCGATTCAGGAGATGGACATCCAGCCAGAAGCTGTGGAGGAAATTGCGATGGCCGCATAGGATACGAGGATGCGTCACTCCGAATCCAACGACGGCACCTTCGACCTGAAGGCCAAGCTCGAAGACCTCGTCGACCGCACGGGCCGCGTCGAGGACATGCTCGACGTCCTCTCCGGCATCTACCGCAAGCGCTCCCGCCACCCCGAGTATGCCGATCTGCGCGGGCAGATGCGTGCGACCGCCGACGTCCTGCGCGGGGCGTCCGAGTCCGTCGCCTCGATCTTCGGCGAAGAGGACGAGGAGGTCCTTGAACACGCTGCCGGTCGCGCGACGTGGAAGGAAGCGCACGAGATGGGGCGACGGAGCTTCAACCGTCTGCCCCCGTCTCCTCAGCTGCAGCAAGCGAGGATGGACGCCATGAAGGCGCTTCTTGCCCAGCAGGAGGGCACCACGACCGCCAACGTAGGCGCTTACGCCGTTCCCCTTGGACCGCCCACCAAGAACCCGTTCCCCAATCCTGCGGCATCTGGGTGGGAATCCGCATCGGTCCGCGCTCTTCGAGCGCTCAAGGCTGGAGACGCAGAGTACCTACGGGCACTGAAGGCGATGGGATGGCTCCCCTGAACACACCGCCCACTTCGCGTGGGCTTTTTTTGGGAGTATGGTACATCGAGTGTGAGGTAAGGCATGCTCAACATGGACGCGGGCCATATGGTCCCAACAGGTGCGATCTTGACGGACCCAGCAGAACCCGACGACCGCCGGATGTGGTCGCAGATGGTCTACGACGCTGCACACGGAAAATGTGCGAACTGCGGAGGGGAGCACAAGCTCAAACCCCGACTCATCGTTCCGGAGGAGGCGGGCGGAAAACTGCTCCTCGCGAACTCCGTGCTCCTCTGCCGGGCATGCGAGCTGGCCTCCAGCGTCTCCCCGAAGAAGGTCGCGGAGCAAGGCAAGCGTCTCGTCAACATCTGGGTCTCCGACCGGCTCTACAAGAAGCTGCAGGAGCGACGGGACGTCGGCCACACGAGCAGCATGGGCGCTTTGGTGCGCTACATGATGGGCCGCTACGTCGCCGACCAAGCACGCTTCGACGACCTCTCGTCGTATCAGGACGCAGGGTCTGATGTCCGGCTCAACATCTGGGTGGATTCGGACCTGTACTCGACTTTCAAAACGATCGTGGACGGGCAAGGGATGACCGTGACGACGGCTCTCAAAGCCCTTTTCTGCATGTACGAGGCGGAAGCCTCACCGCTGGTGGACGCAGCCGGAAGGAACAAGACGTGAGCGACAAAGCACCGACTTTCTCAGAGAACATCAACCAGAACCTGCTCGACACTCCGAAGCCGACAAACGGCGTCTTCGAGTTGCCGTGCGGCTACCTCGACAACCTTGGAGTGCTTCACACTGAGGTCCACCTGAGGGAGATGACGGGGCGGGAAGAAGACCTTCTCGCCACTCCGAAGCTCGGGGTGCAGAAGAAGCTCGGGATGCTCTTGTCTGCCTGTTTGGAACGCATCGGCACCATCACGGACAAGGGGCATTTCCCCAGCATCATCTCCCACCTCCCGACTGGCGACCGCATCTTCCTCTTGCTGGCCCTTCGCCGCACGTCTCTGGGGGATGCCTTCCCAGTCGAGGAGGTGTGCCCAGAGTGCAAAAGCAGGGGGAACTACGTTCTCGATCTCAGCGACCTCACCGTCCAGAAGATGACCAACCCGATGGTCCGCGTGTTCGACGACGTGCTCCCATCGGGCCGGAAGGTTCGCCACCGTCTCGGGACTGGTGCCGACGAGGAACGCGCCAGCAAGGTATCTGACGACGAGAAGCCCTCAGCCATGCTTCTTGCGCGCATCGAACTTCTCGACGGGAAGACGCCTACGATGACCGACATCAAGGGCTTGTCGTTTCGCGACCGGCAGGGTCTGCGGACCATGATGGAGAGCCACGACGGCGGCGTCGACACTGAGATGGACATGCAGTGCCCTGTCTGCAGCCACGAATACAAGAGCGAACTGGACTTGGGTCAGCCCGGTTTTTTCTTCCCGGGTCGAGTCCAGAAGGACTCGAAGACGAAATCTTCTACCTGATGGAGGTGTGGCACACCTCCTACGAGTCAGCGATGGGGATGCCGACGACCCGGCGGCATCGGCTGATTCAAAAGAAGGTCGAATTGGAGCAGAAGCGCGAGGAGAAGCAACGGCAGGCGGACTCTCAGTCCCGCGCTCGAATGAGACGCTGACAGGTCGTCGTGCTACAAAATCGTCGGTGCCCCATCTGTTGGAGAGTCGATGGCCCTCAATTTCGGTCTTGGTTTCAGCTTCCGAGGAAACGACCTTGGGCTCGGCAAGGCCATCAACGGGCTGAGTCGGGACTTTCGCACGCTTGGAAAGGAGATGCTGGGGCTCCAGCGGCTCCAGACCATGCTGTCGGCCCTGAGCTTCGACCGGCTCGGGGAGCTGGGGGACAAGTTCAAGACGCTCTCGACGGGCAGCATGGAGCTGACATCCTCGATCGAGTCGACGTTCACCGCCTTCGACAAGGAGACTCGGAAGCTCGGCGCGACGATGGGCTACACCGGGAAGGAGCTGACGAAGTTCAAGAAGGAGGCCTCCGGGATGGCCTACTCGATGAACATCGGGGCGGACCAAGCCGGGAAGGCGATCTACGGCTTTGACGCTGTTCTTGGCGACGTGAAAGCCGCTGACATCCTGAAGGACATGGGGATCGACAGCGCTGCGACTTTGGCGAAGCTGGCCGAAGTCGCTGGCGTCTCCAGCGACAAGTTTTCCTACTCGTTGCTTCAGATGGGGAAGAAGATCTCCCCCAAGGATGTCTCGCAGATCACGGACATGCTCACTGCGTTCGGGACGAAGTCAGGCGACGTCACAGCAAGCCTCGGGAAGCTCGATGACATCACGTCGATCCTGAGCAAGCGCAAGATGTTGGGCGACACGCCTGAGCAGATCGCTGAATTCGGCAAGGGAATTGTCGCCACAGCAGACGCGTTCTACAGCGTCACCGGGAACGGCGAGAAGGCGATGGCAGTTGCCACGGGTCTCGCAACTGCTCTGACGGACGGCAAGCAAGGCTTCAAAGACCTCGCCGCTGGTGCGACCAGCGCCTTGCACGAGAGCACTTTGGCGTTCGCCAAGGCGGGCACCGGAATCGACGACGCGTTCGCCTCGATGAGTGAGAGCCCTGACGTCTTCCTGAAGAAGTTCGCGGGGGCGGTGGACAAGCTCGGAGCGGAAGACGCCAAAGCTGCTGTCGAATTCTTCCGCGCGCAGGCATCCAAAGCCTTCGGAGAGTCAGGCGACGACATCGTCAAGATGTTGCAGTCCGCTGAAGGACGTCTGGCCCTGACCACTGTGGATGTCGGCAAGATGGTGGCTGCATCTGCGAAGGCCACAGGGAAGCTCGCGAAGGACGGATTCACGACTGGCCTGACGGCTGCTGAGATGTTCGAGCGTCAGCAGCAAGGCTTCCTGCAGCGCTTCCGAGGCCTCGCGACTCAGTCGACAAATTCTTTCCTCAAAGAAACACAGTCTTCGTTCAACTGGTTCGCGACCAAGATGGAGGACGTCGCAAAGGATGGCGGTCCGCTTGGGATGGTCCTCGGCAAACTTGCGGACGTGCAGAAGTTCGGGGCCACAGCGTTGTTCCCAGCAAATATCCAAGGGCCGATGATTGCGCTTGGCAGCGCAGCGGAGGCACTGACGGGCCCTCTGGCGAAGCTCCGTGCTGCAGGCATCAACCTCACGAGCCCGTTTGGGGCTTTGTTGGGTGTGTTCGGTGGCATCGCTGCGATGTTCGCGTCGAACTTCGTCGACCTCGACAAGAAGCTACGCCCGGGTCTGAAGAAGCTGGGAGCGTCTTCTGGGGAGATCGTGGAGGCCGTAGCTCACGCAGCACTCCAGAAAACCGGCGCACAGATCATCAAGTTCATGACCACGACACTGCCGGTCTACGCGTCGAAGGCGATCAAGTTTGTCTCGAAGTTCGCGCGCAAAGTTCTCTCAGGCGGGCTCGGCGACGTAGGGCAGCTCACCGGAAACAAGGAGACTGACGCAATCCTGAATGGCTTGATTGACGTCTTCAAGGATGCCTTCGACAAAGCCTTCAAGTTCGTCAAGGAGGTCGCGAGCGGGTTCTTCGATGGGCTGATGGGAGACTTCGTTGACCCGAAGACCGCGAGCGACGGTGCGGTCATTGGCGCAGCCATCGGGGACACCATGCGGAAGGCGTTTGACTACGCGCTGGAGACGCTTGGGGACTACTTGGTTGGGTGGTGGGCTAGGATGGGCGAGATATGGGATGACCCCAACAAGACTTTCGAGGAGAAGGTGAAGGCGTGGTTTGGCGAGTCCCTTCCGCTCCTGATTGCAGGCTCAATCCTCGCTGTGACCTTTCTCGGTCCGATCACTGCTGCCCTCGTGTCTGCATTCGCGACCCTTGCTGTCACGGTGCTGAAGCTGCTTGGACCATGGATGTGGAAAAAGGCTGTGTGGCCCGCCTTGAAGTGGTTGGCCTCTCAGCTGTGGAGAGGTTTCACTGGTATTATCCAAGGCATCGCAGGAGCGATCACAGCAGCGAGTGCCATCGTCATCGCTGCGTTCGTGGCCTTCTTTGCAGGCATGTTCGCAATGGCCCAACAGGAGGGCGACACCTTCACGCAGACGTGGGACCGGATGTGGAACAACATCTTCACGACGGTCGAATGGTATGGCGATCACATCGGGAACTTTTTGTCGTACATCGGTCAGAACACCTTGACGTTCTTTGAGAACATCGGCGCCCACATCGCCAACTTCTTCATGGCTGGGTTCGACGTCGTCCACAATGCCTTCGCCGTCGTGTTCAACTTCGTTCGCGAGTACTCGAACAAGCTGGCCACCCTTATCTCTGCACCATTGACCAGCATCATCCAGACCATCGGCGACCTGCTCATCGGCCTCGGAAAGACCATCTCTGAGTCCCCCGGCTTGGCGAAGTTCTTTGGCATTGACTCTGCCACGATCGCTAACATCAAGAAGGCTGGTGAGTGGCTCCAGAGCACCAAGAAGAGCGACGTCGCTGCCGCCCTCTCAGACCCCAAGATGGAGAGAACGACCTCGACTCCTCTCGCCATCAAGGCTTACCGAGGTCTTGACGCCAGCAAGGTGCAGGGCCTCGGCGCTCGGCAGCTGGAGATGAACGGTCCTGAGAAGGTATCAGGGGCCACTGCGGCTGAACTTGCACAAGGGCGGAGAAACTTTGCCGCTTTCAGGGCCCGGACATCTGTTCCAGACCTGACTCCATCTGGTTCTGGGGTGTTGAGCGGCAACGGAGCAGGCAACTCCGAGTGGTCGATGCTTCAGACCACGAACAAGGAAAACTCGGCGGCGCTTGTCGCTGCGGTCGAGAACCCGAAGTGGGCTGAGGAGCAGCGCGCCCGGGACGAGCGCCAGACGGCTGTGCTTGAACTCATCGCGAAGGTGCTGCAAGAAGATCGAGCCTCTCCTGATCGGGCTCGGTCCAGAGGCCCATCTCCTGCGGCAAATGCTGGGCGCGTTTCCCCTCCTGCCCGCCTCTCCCCGGCGTTGAGGTAAGCAATGTCTGTCGTCGTCTCTCGCCAAAGCCGACTGCGCTTCAAGAACCTGCTCACGGTGCGGGGAGTGACCTTCTGGGAACTGGATAACCTGCCTGAGGTTCCTCTCCAGCCGTCCGACTTCTACATCACCGTCAACATCACCGATCGCATCGACAATCTCGCGTTCAGCTACTACGGCGACCCGAATCTCTGGTGGGTCATCGCGCTCGCCAACGACCTCTACCTTCTGCCAACCGACCTACAGGTAGGGGCCACCATCCGGATTCCGTCGCCAACCTACGTTGCCAGCACCCTGTTCGCCAAGAAGACCAAGCAGTAGGAGGGCGCAATGAAGACTGACTTCTCCAGCCCCTTCATGCAGGCGGCGATCCTCAAGAACCCGGGGCAGACCACCGAGCAGCGATTCTCCTTATCGGTCAACAGCAACCAATCGAACCCACAGTCCTTGCTGCCCGTCGCACTCACGGGGATGACGGGAGGCGAGAAGGATGGCGACCCGCTGTTCGCCAGCACTCTTTCCTACCTGTCGTCGGTGACTGTCTCGATGGACTTGGGAGGAGTGCCGACCATCGATGTTGTCCTGACGCCAACTCTGGAAGACGCGCGGAAGATCCTCGACTCGACGCTGCTTGAATACCCGCTCAGTGCAATCGAAGTGACCCTCGGCTACTCCACGGGATCGGAGGGAGTGACATCGACGCCGCCGTTCCAAGGAATTCTTCAGCCGCCCGAAGCGAACTTCGGGACTGACGTGACCATCACTCTGAAGGGTGTCGGCACTGCAGGCTACTACCTCGGTGCCACAGGTGCGACGGGTGTAGTGGAGAAGAAGACCCGGCAGGAACACATCATCAGCCTCGTCAATAAGATGGGAGGCGAAGTCCAGACCAACACCGGGGACTGGATTCTCGACGCTGCTGCTTTGAGTGCGCTGAATGAGGAAGTTGCACTGGTCAACGCTGGAAAATCCTACCTACACGTCATCTCGCAGCTGGCGCGTGCTTCGGGTTGTTGGGTCAACACCTTCGATGGGAAAGACGGCTTCCGAAAACTGAGACTCATTTCTCAGGTTGAGATGATGCTGCAGGCCCCCTTGGCGCTTCTCACTCTCTACGACTTCGGCGGAGAAATCGGGTCTTCAATCGCGAATCGGGCGATCTACCCGATTCTCTCCATCTCCGTCGGTGAGGGCTTGTCAGCAATCTTCCTGTCTGGATGGGCCAAGACCCTTCAGATGAAGAAGATCAACCAGACTACTCAGGAGTCTGTCGAGACCGCTGCAACCCCCAAAGACGCTACGGTATCTGGCGGAGAAGACGCTCAGACAGGCGTCGACACTACGTCAAACAAGATCTCGACGGTCGTGGCTCCCACGCAGGATGACGACTCCCCGACGGAGAAGCTCGCCCTTGAACAGCTTGCTGGAATGACTTCGCTTGGGAATTCGGTCGGCCTGCAGCTCGACATCGAAACGCTCGGGCTTCCAGATGCCATCCCCGGCAACATGTACGACGTGAGAGGAGTCAGTAAGCGCATCGACGGCTTCTATGTTTGTCACGCACTGAAGCACTCGATGTCAGCGTCTGGGTTCACCACGTCGCTCACGCTCATCCAGAACAGCCAGCTGATGGTGCAAGCGATCCTCAACAAGATCTCTCCACGAGGGAAAAACGAAAATCAACCTGTTCCGAACGCGACTGGAACAGAATCTCAGCTGCGGCTGGCGGACGTTGTTGTGGTAGAGGCTGTCGTCGAGAGCGGTGTTGCATGAGCCTGAGCTTCGAGAGCTTCTACGAGTGGCTGCAGAACTACGGCCTTGAACCACATTTGGTGTTCTACGGCACCTACTTGGCGCGCGTTACGTCGGTAACCGACCCCACGAAGCAGGGGCGCATTCAAGTCTTGTGTGAGGAGGTCGGTAACGACAACCCTCCGGACATCTGGGCGTACCCGGCGTTCGCAGGTGGCGGGCCCGATCGAGGTTGGTTCTGGCCCCCGGAGGTTGGAGACGTCGTGTGGATTGCCTATCCACGCGGTCGGTTGACAGGCCGACCCATCTACTTCGGCGGCTTCTCTGCGCAGGGAAAGCTGCCACCTGAGCTTGGCTACCCGGCGGCGGACGGCTCGGTTCCCACCCGTCGAGGCTTCGTGACCCGCATGGGCCACTCCTTCGTCCTCAACGACGAGAGCGGTTCCGAGGACGTGACGCTGACGTGGCGAAAGCCAACGGCGCAACCTGTTGGGAATGACAGCGCAGCTCGGGACGGAGACAACGCCTTCCTCCAGTTCACCAAGGACGGCGCGGTCAAGCTGCAGGCAGCGAATGAGTCGTCGGTCGTCATCGACACGGTGGGGAAGAAGATCACCATCACGGACAAGGACAACTCGAACACGATCACCATCGACGCAGGCGGGGTGACCATCAAGACCACCCAGAAAGTCGTGATCGACGGGGCATCTGAGTTTTCCGCCAAAGCCGCCGCCGTGAACCTTGGGAACCTTCCGACAGAACCCGCAGTGCTCGGGCAGCAGCTTTTGACGTGGCTCAACACGCACACCCACGCGACCGGCGTTGGGCCCTCCAGCCCTCCAGTCGCTCCTGCAACCCCGGCGTTGCTGTCGACAGTCGTGAAGGTCAAGTGAACTGTGCCTCTTGACCCTTCGGTTCTTTTCAACGCCCTGCTCAAGCTGTCGACCACGGACAAGCCTCCGGATGCGTTCACCGCAGCCAGTCGGGTCGCGTCGGCCTACCGCGAGTATGCCGCCGCCGCCTCTTCCCTTGGTTTCCCGCTGGTGACTCCGGGCCCCGGTGTGGTCACGATGGACGTGGCCCTCGGGTCGGCTTTTGCGGTGCTTCCGGGGGCTCCTCCGGTGGTCGCTGCAGGCTTCGTCTCGATGATCACCCTCTTTTGGACCGGTGCCATCTTCGCAGGCGTCCCACTCCCCGGTGTGGCAGCTCCCCCTGTCCTCGCCCCCGCCATGCTGCCCATCCTGACGGCTCTCTTGGTGGTGCCGAATCCCGCTGAAGTCTACGCCGCAGCCGTTGCCACTGCGCTCCACACTGCCACCTTGAGCACGCTCGTCACGTTTCCACAGCCATCTGGCCCGCCCATCATCGGGCCGGTGGTGTGAACGAGCAGATACGTCTAGGATGCAGTACCCAAGGAGGCGGACCATATGGCCCTGATGGCGTTCTACAGAGGCGTGGCTTTCCCCTTCCAGAAGGGCTCCCAGAGTCTTCCTGCTGCCACCTTCGATGACGACCTCGTCCGGATGTCTCTGCAGCAGATCCTGCAGACTCAGCGAGGCGAGCGTCCGATGCGCCCTCAATTCGGGTGCGACATGCAGCAGTACGTCTTCGAGAACAACGATGACATTCTAACGCAGATTATCAGGTCTGAAATTTCAACGACGATCGCTCGATGGGAGCCTCGGGCTCGGCTCGACAACATCTCATTCACCCGCGACGAAGCATTTGTGACCGTTCTGATCGAGTACACAGTGGTCGCCACAGGGACTACTGGCGCTTTCCCAGTCGCCATTCCAACCGCCGCCCCGTAGAACGGTCCGATCCTCTAGGAAGCAGGTTCTCGTATGGCGAACTCGACAACAGCGGTCGCCGCTCTCAACAAAGTTCAGTACGTCGGGCTCGACTTCCCGACGATCTTCGATGACCTGCGCTCTGAGCTTCAGACGAAGTTTGCTGCTGAGTTCAACGACTTTGCCCTCTCCAGCCTCGCCATCATGCTGTTGGACATCTCGGCGTATGGCCTCGACTCCCTTGCATTCTATCTCGACCGCCGTGCCTCCGACTCGTACCTCGACACGGCGCAGACTCGGAAGGCTGTGTCGCGCCTCACAAGGCAGCTCGGCTACAAGATGGGTGGCGCTGTCAGCTCATCCACCGACGTCGTCGTCAGCATATCGAACCCTGTCAACTTCACAGTCACGATCCCAGTTGGCTTCCAGTTTCTGGGCCCCAACAACCTGATCTTCGAGACCGCAGAGGCTGTGACGTTCGCCCCTCGGCAGAACTCCCCGCAGACTATCCCGATCTACGAAGGGGAGAGCCTCTCTGAGTCGTTCGTTGGCGACGGTACTGCAAGCCAAGTCTTCAACCTCCGCAACGTCCCGTCAGGGAAGAACGTGGTGCAGGGGTCTGTGTCTGTTCTCGTCAACGGTGCCCCCTACGCGGAGGCTGACTTCCTCCCCGTCACAGGTGGGCAGTTCTTCGAGGTCGGCTACAGCGACGACCCGACGACGGTTCGCTTCGGGGACGGCACGGTCGCGCAGACCGATATTCCCGGGCCGAACTCCACGATCGCTGTCACCTACATCGCCGCCACAGGGCTTGCTGGGCAGGTGACTGCGAACACCATCACGAAGGTTGCCAAGCCGCTCGTCGTTAGTTTTCAGACCATCGCCTTGTCCATCACGAACCCTGAAGGTGCGGTCGGTGGAGACAATCCAGAGTCGCTTGAACGAGCGAAGTACCTCGCGGGGCAGGTCTACAAGAGCCGCCAAGTCGCGGTGACCCGCAGCGACTACGTGGCCCTCTCCTCGGCGTTTGCTGACCCTCTCTTCGGGCGTGTGGCTGCGTCACAGGCGTACTCGACCCGCTCCGCCGATAGCGACCTTGAACTCCAGAGCCTCCTGCAGGACGTCCGCAACATCGTGGCTCCAGTGGCGACCACGGTGGACGCACAGCTGCTGGCGCTGGGCGTGGACACAGCGACCATCACGGCTGCGAATCTCACGATCACGACGGGCATCGCGGACATCGGTGTCCTCAACACGGGTGCAACGGGAACCATCACCACCACGATCTCGACTCTGAACTCCGCCAGCAATCGCGCGGTCCTTGCGAGCAGCCGTTGCAACGACGGGCTGGTCACGCTCGGGCCCATCCCGGTTGCCGCAACAGACCAACTCACATCGGCGACCAAAACAGCTTTGCAAGGGCTCTTCACGAACATCAACATCGACCTCGTGACGATGCAGTCGCAGATCGACTCGTCCGTGGTGTCCTGCGGAGACGTGCAAGACGACCTGCTTGCAGTCGGCCTCGCCCCAACGACTCCCGACTCCATCCTGCTGGCACAGACCAACGCAGTCGTCGCATCCGATGCGGCGGTCATCAACATCGACACGGTCGTCTCGCCAGCCATCACGGCAGCGGTGTTCCCCTTCGAGCCCGGTGGGATTGGTGTCGGTACCATCAACGGTACGCTCGACGAGATCGAAGCCCACGTGGATGCGATCCTGTCCGCGAACTGCTCCGCGAACCTCGTCACGGTCCCGATCCTCACTCGGGACGCGAGCGGCTTCTACGTCGCCCCCAGCCTCGGTCTCAAACTGAGCCTGCAGACCTACCTCGACGCCCGGAAAGCAGTGACGCAGACAGTGCAGGTCGTCTCGGGAGAGCGGTCCCTGATCTACGCCATCCTCGATGTCCAGATCGGCGTCCGCCCCGGCTTCAGCGAGCAAGTGGCCCGGCTTGCAGTTGAGTCGGTGCTGGACAACCTGCTCAAGAATCGACTGTTCGGTAGTTCGCTGTACCGTTCCGAGATCACTGATGGTGCGCTGACGGTTGCAGGAGTGGCCTTCGTGAACCCGACCATCGTCGGGTACCTGACAGCGGACAGCCCGGTCATCCCCCTCACGACGAAGCTGGATTCCTTCGGCAACCTCATCATCCTCGACAGCGAGGTCGTGACCAAGGACTCCTTCGTTGTAACCTCCGTCCTCTACACTGGTCCTTCCGCCGTCTAGGCGACCGAAACGAGCATCGCATGTCCACCAGTCCTCGCATGCAGTGGCCGTATCCTCGCGATGGCGAGGATCCTTGGTACTCGTCTTTTGAGGACATGGTTCGGGCTGAGGACGCCTCGGTCTTCGCGCTGCACGACGAGAAGAACATCATCCTGTCGGGCGGCGGGGTCATCTCATGGGACGCGACCCTCAACACTGTGACGTGGGCGCTGCCCATCGTCTTGAACTCCTCGCAGTCTGGCTATGCGGAGACCATCCCCGCAGGGAACCTGACGACGGTCGTGAACGACGGTGCGCTCGGGTACGTCCTTTTCCAGCCATCCCCGCAAGCCCCTGTCACCCTTGTTCTCGCGTCGGCGGACGTGCTGCCTCCGTCTGAGGTCGACAGCACCTTCGTTCTTTTCCGACGGCGTCAGAACAAACTGTACTGGCGCAACGGCCAAGTGCTGAACGACGGTGCCGCACTGCCCATCATCGACGCCCCGGGCGGAGGTGGCGGTGTGACCGCTGTCACGGCCTTGGCTCCTATCAATTCGAGCGGTGGCGCATCGCCGATTATCTCGCTGACAGGCATCGTGCCTGTTGCGAACGGAGGGACAGGCTTGGCGGTGCCCGGTGCCGTGGGGAACGTGCTCACCTCCACAGGTGCGGCATGGGTTTCCGCACCTTCCGCAGGCGGAGGAACCACTCTGCTGACGCTCGACACGTCGCTCCTGACTCTTGGAGACGTTGCACGAATTTCAGGGAACGGCGTCGCCTCGTCCGCGAACGCAACGGTGATTGGAACCGCACGCGCAGTCGGAATCGTCCACACCGTAGGTGGGCCCGGGGTCGGGAAGGTGCAACCGATCGCCAGCTACGCAACTGCGAACTTCATTGCTGGACTGACCTTGGCCGCAGGCGACCCGGTCTACGTCTCTCTCACCTCAGGGAAGCTCACGAATAACGTCACCGGCTTCGCACCGGGTACCGTCGTGACCGAAGTCGGCATCGTCGATGACGCCTCTGCGTACAGCAGCCCCTTGTTCCTCACTGCTTCGGTTGCCTTGTCGATCAAGGGGACTACGATTGTGTGATGTTGACTTAGGCGTAGTCTGGTATGGACACGCACCCCTCTGCTGGAGATCACATGTTGTCTGAAACTCCCATCGCCCCCGAAGTCTCTGAAGCCACCGAGACCGTCACCAACCCACCCAAGGCGATCACCCTCGCCGTTGGTGAGTCGACTCCGGTCGACCAAGCCCAGCTGGACCTCATCCTCCCCACCGAACGGCAGCTGCACCAGCTTCTCCTGAACCTCGGCGCTCACACGGAGAAGGCTCACCAAGAGTCGATCCTGCTCCAAGCAAATGTTCAAGCCGCTCGCAAGCAGTTCGAGGAGGCCATCAAGGCCGCAGGCATCGCCACCGGCCTGAACTTCAACGGCGACTTCATCTACAGCTACAACAACGAATTCCGCAGCTTCACTCGAACAAAGTAGGTTTCAGTGACCGACACCGAGAAGCACGTCTCAAAAACTATGGAGATGGGCCTCGGAGAAGCCGTCAGGCGGCTGCTGCAGGTTGAGATCCTGCGGCAGCATGGCTTGGTGAACATCTCCGACTCCATGAAGGAGGAACGCGACCTGATCTTCGCGGCCCTCAACACGCACAAGCTGCATCTCGGCTTCGACTGCGACGGCGACGACCAGCCTGACACCGTCGAGATCTTTGCCAAGAGCGCGGCTACGGCCTGCTGTCGGTTGGTCCCCATCGACACCAGCCGTGTCGCTCCGGCGGCGACTTCCCGGCGGGCTGCCCCCGCCGGAACGTCCCGGCGGAAGAAAACTGTTTCCGAGGAGAAGCTCTGATGCCTGCTCTGATCGACCTGTTGCTCTGCTACGGCCTGTGCTTCGGCTTGATGAACAAGGTCGACGTGCTCCGCAAGGTGAACTTCTTCGACCGGATGCTCTCGTGCTCGTACTGCACGGGATTTCACGCAGGTTGGCTCGGGTGGCTCTTGGCTCGGGTCATCTATGGGCTGCCCGTGAGCCCCTCGATGCCTCTTCCTGAAGCGTTGGCAGCCACCTTCGGTCCTGCAGCAATCTGGGCGTTCGCTTCGGCAGGATTCTGCTACGTTGTGGATGTCATTTCCCAGCTCGCCGAGGGGTGGGTTCCTCGCGAGAAGTGACTGACTGGAGCCTCCATGCAGCCGCTGCTTCTCCCTGCGAACAGCCTGACGATCATCCGGGGCACGACCAAGAAGCTCCAGATGGCCGTCACAAAGCCGGACGGCACGCCCTACGACATCACGGGGGGTCGAGTGATCCTCACGGTCAAGCAGGCCCTGAGCGACGACCTGCCCACAATCCAGAAGCGGTCGAGCGTCCCCAGTGAAGCGGCCATCACGATCCCGCGTCAAGGAATCGCTGAGTTCTACTTCGTTCCGGCGGACACGCAGGGCATCGCGCCCTGCACGCTCGCGTTCGACGTCTGGCTCATCACAGCGTCCTCAGAGCGGTACAACGTCGTCCCCCGCAGCTCCTTTGTCGTTCAACCCGGTGTGACCTTCCTGCCTCTTTGATTTTGAGGACCATACGGACCCGCAGTAGTCCAGAGGAACGCTCGGTAGTAGGGTACTTCGGATCCGATGGAGGTTTGCAGTGGGTGGATTCGGAAGTGGACCTTTTGGACAGAGCCCTACAGGGCAGGCGGATTGGGCGCGCAACGTCCTCTTCGACACGATTCCGCAGGTCTATCAGAAGGTTGACGCCGACAACGGTCGCCTGCTGGAGCGTCTTCAGGAGGGGCTGTTCCCGTCCTTCGACAACCTTCGCGAGCACATCCGCCAGTTTGGTGACCTCCGCGACCCTTTTCTCGTGCGGACGGCGTGGTCGGACTTCGAGTTCCTCACGCTCGGGAAGCAGATCATCCCCACAGGGGCGATCGAGCAGACAGGGGCACAGGCCCGCGTTTTCTCGTCCGGCACCTTCACGGCGCAGGACCGAACCACCCGCTTCTCCCCTGCGGATATCGGCAAACAGATCATAATCAGACGGTCGTCAGTTCAGACGAACAACCAGCAGACATTCACCATCTCGGGATTCATCAACGAGAAGGAAGTCTTCACCGACCCTCTGATCGCTGTGGACGCCGGGCCGGTGCGCTGGGAGATGCGCCCGGCGGTCGAGATTCCTGTCGACGAGGTCGAGATCGAGATTCGGGGTGGCGACCCCCGTCTCGTGGAGATCGGCTGGCAGGTGTTCGACGGCGCGAAGCAGTTCTCCGTGCTGACGCGCCAGATGTACTACCAGTCTGTCCTCAACAACCAGCAGCTCAATGAACGCGAATTCAACGACGGAGAGGTTGATGCCGCAGGCACCGTCGGCTCTCCGTCCTACGTGTTCACGCAGACGGACATCGGGAAGCTGATCTTCCTCGGCCCCCTTTCGGATGGGGCGTCGGTGCTCACCGAGATTGGCGATGTCGAGGCGGGACGTGCTGTCGTCGGGCGCCTTGTTGTTCCCGGGGCTCTCAAAGACCCCTTCGGGAAGATCACCTACGCCTACCGCACCACCGCCGACCGGCTTGTCACCATCCAGCACACCTACGAGGCGCTTCCGAACCTCCCACTTGTCGTCTCGTTCCAGTCGGACGCCATCTCTCAAGAGCGCTTCGACATCACGGTGCGGTTGGCTACCGATGCAGGGTCGAACATCACGACGATCCCCTCTGACATCGTCACGGCGATCGGGCTGAACCCGACCATCGTGAAGTACGTCGAGGTGTACCGCACCGTCACTCCCGGTGTGGAGACGACCGTGGCCGCGTTCGACCGGGCCCCCATCAAAGGACTTCGCCTCCCAGAGACCGACGGGCCGTTCTTCTGGGCCGTTCGTCCGTTCGCGCGCATCACGCTGAGGGGTGGGCTGCCCCTCGGGGTGGTCAGCAACGAGAACTTCGACCTCGAAGTCTTGCCGAACTCGGGCCCCGACCCGCTGCACCCGACTCCGACGACCACTCGGGTTTTCTCCCCAGCGGCGTCGTTCGAGCCTACGGACATCGGAAAACTGTTATCGATCCACGGCTCCTCCCTCGGCAACGACGGCTGCTACGAGATCGTTGGGGTGAACTCCGCCGGAGACCGGGCCTTCGTGAAAGCCTTCCTCCGAGCGGACCCAGCGATCTGCTACTGGGAGATCCGTTCCGCTCCAATCATCCGACCGGACCCGACCCGTCTGAACCCGCTCGACTGCGAGGTACAGGTCCACGCACAGGCCCTGCTCGACATCTTCGCGCGGGACTTCGGCATCGAGGTGGACACCCAACAGGTTGACGACCGCCAGCGTGCTTGGGTGAGGCAGGTCTCCCAGTGGATCGCAGTGAAGGGAACCGCTGCGTCGGTCATCGACGTCGCTCACCTGTCTGGCTTTGACGCCAACGTGTTGCCGCTCTTCACTGTGGTCGCAGCTCCGGGGACGTCGACATCGGCGGGTTTCAACTACATCTACGTCGGCGATCCGGGCCGCAGTCGGGTCGCAGGTACCATCACGAACAACGCGGGCTTCGCTGAATTCAGCGATCCGACCCAGAGCTTCGTGGCCTCAGACGTCGGTCGCGTGCTCAACACGGGGAACTCCGCCTCTGTTGCCCCGGTGAACGACAACTTCTGGATCATCGGGTCGGTCATCTCGCCCACAGTGGTTCGCCTCCTCCAGCCATCCATAGGGGCCAACCTCGGGCCGATTGAAAACTGGAACTACGTCGAGCCCAACAACGGGCTGCTGACTTCGTCTATCGGGCAACTTTTCACGACTGTTGTTCCGACCTTCCCTCGGATGGACGATGTCGACCTCGACTACGTCGCGGTCATGGCTGACATCCTGCTTCGGACGGCGTTCAATCGTCCCGGCATCGACGTCATGTGCGACGTTGAGCCCATCATCGTCGGTTCCACCGCAGTGAATCCGGATGCCTTGTCAGCCTCGGGCGGATCGGTGATTCTCAGCATCTCCTCGGTGCTCAACGTCCACACGTTGACCATCGTAGGTGACGACATCTCGGTCTACACCGGAGGGGACTGGAAGTTCACTGACAGCGCTGGGAACATTCGTTTCCTCGATGCTCCACCCACGCTCGTCTCCCTCGGGGCGCCCGTGCTCGTCCCTTACGTCGACTTGGATGCGGTCCCGCAGATCGCGACGACCTACCCGAACGCCGTCTACACGGTCACGACGCAGTCAACGGTCCCTCCGGTCGTAGGGCCGGTGGCCTTCACCTACATCTGCAACATCGTCCTCGACTGCAACATCTGCGCGACCTACCGGGTGATCATCGAGCTGACCAAGACCGCCAAGCTGCTTTCGGAAGGAGCTTTGGCGAACGACCAAGCCTTCGAGCGCGTGACCCGCCTCATCGACGACACCCTGCCTGCGAACGCTGCCCCTATCTACGTCCTCCTCCCGTGACTTTCCCTCCTTGGCTCTCCAAGGTACGAGTTCTCCATGCCAACTTCCGGGTACAGCTTCACCAGTCAGGAAATTACGGTTCGCTTCCGCGCGCCGTACATTTCTGAGTCCCTGAACCAGCAGTTCCGGGGGATCGTGTCTGCGGGCGTCTACGAGGGCTTCAACCCTCAGGTGTCTGGCACCTCGTTGCACATCGAGCTTGCGACAGACCCATCCGGTCGAAGCTCTGCCGTCGCCGTCAGCGACCTCAATCCAACCACCAGCGTCAGCGTTCATGTCGCGGGAACCATCGACTTGGACCTGAGCACCTACGCCTCCAAGACGGTCGCCGTCTGCGTCGACCTTCACTACGCCTTCCCTGCCGACACGACGGGAACGGTCAACATCTACGACCTCGGGACGGAGACTGTCCCGGCGACTTCGTGCGTGCTCGCGAAGGTGATTGTTCCGGCGGCAGGACTCATTCCGGCGGCGAACATCAACATCGACGACCGAAGTTTTCCGTTCCTGTCGAGGGGCCGAGACGCGACGCCCATGGTGTCTGTTGTTCGCAACGGCGCCCCGTACCTCACTCACGATCTCGTCGGCCTCCCTGACTTCTGGGACTCGGCATCCCTCACCGCGATGACCTACATCGCATCGAGCGCGGTGCTGGCTCCGTCTGGTTTCAATCTGGCCTTCCGGGCGCAAAAGAACGCGGCTGGCCTCGGCAGCGTCAGCGGTACCCTGCTTCAGAAGATCGGCCTCCCTGTCCCGACCAACCGGCGCCTGCGCCTGACTGTCGCGTTCCGCCCTTCCGTCGTTCCGAGTGTGGGGAACCCTGTCTTGTCGGCGACCATCACGGATGCCGCTGGGGTGACAATCACGACTGTGACTTTGCAGCTGGACTCGGCGGTTGTCGGTGTGTGGGAGACGTACTCCACGACCGTCCAACTCCCCGCAGTCACCACCACTGCAGCTGTCGTCAAAGAAGTCTTCGTCCAGTGCTCGGCGGTGTCGTACACGACGGTCGGGGTCAACGCGCCGATCTTCGACATCGCGGACGTCGACCTGCAGCTGGAGCAGCACGGCCCAGCCACGGACGCCATCCCTGAGATTTCCGGCGAGTCTCACCACACGAAGGTCCGGCTCTACGAGGACGCGTTCCCGGGCGCAGAGTACGCGCAGCTCACGTTCGACGGGGCCACCACTCTCCTCACGTCGTCGCTTCTGCCTGCCGCACACACGTTCCAGATCGACGGAAACCTCGTCGTCACCGATAATTTCACAGTCGGCGGAGATACCTTCCTCAGCAGCATCGACGCTCCTGCTCCTGTGGACTCGGGTCCGGTGACCATCGGTGCGGTGAATGCCACTGAGGTGGTGATCGGCAGGGCAGGAAAGAACGTCAAGGTCGTCGACACTCTTCTCGTCAACACGGTGCTCAATCCAGACAGCGCGAAGCTGTTCGTGGTCGGAGATTTTTCAGTCCAAGGAGGGTTGAAGCAGACCACCGGGACAGTCGACATCCAAACCGGAAGTACAGCCCTGATTCGCGCGACGGGTGGCGTTGTCGTGTGGGGTGGGGCGAGCCCCGCTCCGACACCGACGGGTGGCGAAGTTCTACTCGGAAGCCAGTCTCTGGATGGGGTCAGCATATCTGCAGGTTCTCTTCCGGCAGCACCCGGGGGCAACAACCTTCTGCTGAACGCTGTGCAGAACATGAATATGACCTCTAGCGTCATTTCTGTAGGCAACGCAGTGACCCAACGAGTCACTACTCAAGCAGGACGATTGGCCTTCGCAACCATCGCAGTGCCGACAGTTCCATTGGCTGGTGGTATTTCTATTGAGGCGGCTGCCAACGTCGTCATCGTCGCTCAAACACTCCTTGCTTCAACTATCGACATCGATCTCAGAGCGGCTGATGACATCGAGATAACGGCTACTGGTGGGGCGAACAACGACATCACCATAACCGCCGACAGAGACACTGTAGTTTCGACAGGCGGTGACTTTCAGCTGGGGGCTGGGGGTGGCGTCAGCATCTTTGCGGGCGGGGCGCCTTCCGCCCCGGTTGCAAATAACTTGCTTTTGGGGGCGGTGGGATCGACGCTTGTCACCTCCAACAGCATCGACGCAGTAGGGGTCGTGAGAGGGTCCGGAGCGAGTGCTGTTGTTTGGGCATCGCCTGCATCGATCATACGCAAAGCGAACAGCCTCCCAAATGTCTCCAGTTCGACGACATTTGTGGATGACTCGACACTGACCAAGACAATCCCTGCAGGGAAGTACAAGGTCACGGCGATGTTGTTCTACGTCAGCGGCACTGCCCCCATCAAGACTCGGCTCCTCTGTAGCTCAAACTTTGACGGGCGCTTCGCCATTCGCAGCTGGACATTGGGGGGCGGCCTTGACGCCGAGGTCGTCGCTGTGTTCGCAGCCAACGTGACGAGCGACGTTGTTTCCCCGAGTGCCCCCCTTTTGGGCGGATTCATCGAGTTCATGGGGACAATTGACCTCGCGTCGGAGTCCACTCTCAAGGTGCAGTACGCGCAGAACGTCAGCAATGCGGCACCCACTTCGGTGGGAGATGGTAGTTTTCTCGAAGTCGTGAAGTTGGAGTTCTAACCGTCTTCTCCAGCATCAGGAGTCTCTCATGTCTATTCGTCTTCGCTACAACGTCACCGTCTCCATCTCGTCGAGCCCTGCCGACTCAAAAGACTTGGGGAACGTGTGCCTCTCGGTCACGTCGGACGACCCCAACGAAGGGGGTGTCTGGAAAACTCGGGTGCTGGCAGGGGCGACGGTCACCCTCCCCTTGGACTCCATCTCGGCGGCGGTGTTCCTGATGCTTCGCATCATCCCGTCCGACCCGACCCTGACCTTGACGTCTGTGGGGGTCGCCCTGAACGGCGGAACCGCGCTGGACGTGGCTCCGGTGGGATCCGCTGCTGAGTCGACGTTCCTGATGTCGGCGAAGTCGCTGACGAGCTTGCAGATCATCAACACGGACCCGGCGGCGGTGGACGTGGACATCGTCATAGCGACCGCTGGGGACTGAGCCCTTGCGGGAACCTGTTTGACGCCCGATGCTCCCGCCATCTAGGCTAGGGGCTTCCGGGCCCGCACCTGTTCAACTGGAGGCATCAATGGCTTTGCTCACTGTCGCGAATCTCTCGACCAAGATCCTGAACCGTCCTGCCGTCGGTGGCGGCGGTGTGTCCCCCGACGCCGTCGGTGGCGACGTCCTCGACGGTCTCCCGCACCCCTTCGAGGCGAACGGCCCCCTCGCTGTCGCTGCCTCGCGCACCCTCGCTGTCCACGCTCGTGACTTCAACGTCCGCGTGCAGATGCAGCAGCCCATGCTCCCCGCCGACGACTGGGCGCGCATGGTTCAGGCCGGTGACATCAGCCTCGCCTTCGTTGCTGATGCCAACACCACCGATGCCGAAGACGAACTCGGCGCCTCTCTCTGAGCGCTGACGGGTAGGTGTCCCGACGGAACTCCGGGCGGACCATATGGTTCGACCCGGATTTTCAGTCTCTGAGGAGGACCGTGGCCAGTTTTCTGCTCACGCCCTGCAAAATTCGAGATGGTTGGCTGGTACCGCAGAAGGACGCTGATC